GTGAGCAGAATATTGACATCTACTACCGCTTAATCGGCAAAATTGAGTAAAAACAAAGATATGAGTGCCTTTGCAAATAGGCGTAGGCACTCATACATAACCAATATCTTTAAGTACGGGAAACGGGGGTTACATTACCGGATATTGAACTTCTTCCGGAGATTTCGGTCTATTTTGGCGTAACCATTGATGAACTGTTTAATATGACTGATGAAAAACATTTAGACCGAATCCGTAACATGGTAATATTGCAAGAAACAATTGATGATAATGATTTCGATTATGCCCATAATTTCCTGTTGTCTCACATAGATACACCTGCAATGGCAGAGGTTTGTCTTGAACTGTTACCGGCCCTATACAATCGCAAAGCAGATGAATACCGCAGAAAGGCTGAGTATTTTGCAAAAGAAGCGTTGGTTCGTTTCCCCGAGAATCATACTAACCATTCTAACCTAAATGATGCCCAACAAGGTATGTGTGGCGATTGGAATTTGGATAATCATGCAGAGCGCATTCGCTATTATAAAGAATTTGTCTCTCAAAATCCAAACTCTCGTGAAGGTTGGCAGTGGTATATTACTGAACTGCTTCATGTAGGACGATGTGATGAAGCTGCTGAAGCACTTGAAAAGATGAGCACCTATACTTCAAACGCAACTACTTCCGGAGCGGTAGATTGTCGTATTGAACTGAATCGTGCAAAGCTTCTTTGGGAGCAAGGAAAGCACAGTGAATCTCTCGCTTATATAGATGAGTTGACTATAAAAAATGCCGATAGTTGGCTTGTATGGAATTTCGCAGGAGATGCATTTGCAAAAGCTTGCCAATACGATAAAGCAATTGCATGTTATGAGCGCTGTATTGAAGTTCAGCCAAATCCTCGCTATACCGACTCTCCAATGGCCATTGCGCAGATATGTGAGATTACCGGCGATATTCCTAAAGCTATTCAGGCTTGGAAAACTTATATTAGTATTCTAAACAATGATTGGAACACTCGAGAAGGTGTATACATTGAGCGAGCAAACAAAAAAGTACAAGAGCTTGACGCTCTATTATAAAAGCAACACACCCGGTACTTTCATCTTTGAGAGTACCGGGTGTTGGTAATTGCACATATCTCTATTCTTCGATAAGTGGTATATTTAGTGACTCCTGTCATTTAGATATAATTTTTAGTCATTAAGTTAAGAACCACTTCAACTCACTTATAAGTTGAAGTGGTTATATTTCCTTTACCCTGCAAAACTTTATAGCCGGTATTGGGCGTCCATACAATATCTTCTATATCTACATTTTTCTATTCAATATTAGTAAACTCTGCACAAGGATCGACTTCACCATTTTTTTACGTTGTATAGTATTGCGCTTGCGCTGTCCAAAGCTCGTAGTATTTTCCGTTTTCATTAGCAAGAAGCTCGTCATGAGTACCGAACTGTACGACGCTACCCCTGTCGAAAACGGCGATTCTGTCGCAGAAACGGCAAGAGGACAAACGGTGGCTGATATAGATAGCAGTCTTATCTCCAACAATGCTATTGAAATTGGAATAAACCTCAGCTTCTGCAATAGGATCAAGCGCGGCGGTCGGTTCATCAAGAATGATAAACGGTGCGTTTTTATAAAGCGCACGAGCAAGAGCAATTTTTTGCGCCTCCCCGCCCGAAATTTCTACACCGTCTTTTTCAAAGTTGCGGTAGAGATAGGTTTCCGCTCCTTTTTCAAGTCTATCCAAGCGTTCCCCAAAATTAGCTTCAATCAGGCTCTTTTTCACCTGTTCCTCGTTATAATCGGTGCTTGCCGCCACATTTTGACCAAGTTTGAAGGCGAATAGCTGAAAATCTTGGAACACAACGGAGAAAATAGAATGGTACTCCTTGTAATCATATTTGCGGATATCAATGCCATTGAGCAATATCTGCCCTTCCGTCGGGTCATAAAGACGGCACATGAGCTTGATCATCGTAGTTTTCCCCGAACCGTTTCTCCCTAGATACATACTGCACTTTTTCTACTACTATCCCCTTACTAAATAGCGGTACTATAACTATAACCTTATCTGGATAAATCTCTACTCTCTCCAAATGTTCCAGAATAAACTCTACTTTGAGCTGGTTATTTTCGTTTAAGTAAGTAGCTATTTCTGCATCTATGTTTTCTAATACTCTATCTATTTCTGCTATATCCTCTAAACTGTTTCTATTAGCCAGCATTTCCTTTTTTATTTCTGTAATCTTAGCATCTATACTTTCAGCCTTTTTACTGTATTCCTCTTTTGTGAGTATTCCATCCAGTAATGCATCTAACAGTTTATCTTTACGGAGTTCCTCTTTCCTTAAATCTGCCTCTGTAACCCCTCTATTAGCCTCTAGGAGCTGTTTTTTAATCTTAGTCAGCTTATTTATCATATCCGCTTTAATTATCTCTGTATTAGCCTGTAAGCGTTCCGATATAACAGCCATAATATCCATGAGAGAGTTATAAGAAATATTTTCATTATCACATCCAGCCTCATTAAACTCTCCAGCCTTGCCTCCTACTGCATCTCTTTTTCTGGTTTTTCTGCCTTTTTGCTGTTTTGTACTACATACCCAGTATTCCTCTTTAGTAGTTCTTTGCTTTCTCCAGTAAGATGCTCCACATATTCCACATACCAGCTTACCACTAAAGGAGTAACCGCTAACCTTTTTCCCTTTGCCCCTTTTATTTGAGCCTGTAGCTATTACTCTTTCCTCATGGATTTTACAAATAAGATCCCACTCCTCCTCTGTAACAATCGGAGGGAGAGCGTTTTTAACATATACCCACTCCTCCTCTGGGAGTTTTATTGTTTGTTTGCTCTCAAAATCATGTTTTTCTTTGTTGATAATCATAGTACCAACATTTTTAATATCATATACAAATTTAGGTATATCCATCGGTTTCCATAAGTTCCCTACTGTGTTACGATACCCAGCATCATTAAGCTCTTTCGCTATCTGTGTAGAGCCTTTTCTTGCCATAATGCCCTCACACATTAGCCTCCTTACCTTAGCTTGCTCTGGATTAAGTATGTATTTACCATCTTTTTTATCCCAGCCAAACACATTACCGCTCCCCTGTAAATCTATCTCTAAACCTTGCCTTGCTTTCTCTATTCTGCCTTTATGGTAATTGTGGAGCTTTTTGGAGAGATTTCTACTAAATTCCTCTGCAATAATAGCTCTAATACCTGTAATAAGAGCATCATCTGGAGAGTAAAATTTACTATCCAAATACATATACAAGAGCTTTCCAGTTTGCACTATACGATCTATGAATAAATACCAATCCTTTGTATTTCTCATAAGCCTCTCTTGATCTTTGATAACAACTATGTCAAAACGATCCTCATACAAATCCTCATAAAGCCTCTGGTACTCATCACGCCCTTTAACCATCGTACCAGTTTTACTCCTATCAATATACTCATCTACTTTTACCCATTTATTTTTAGCAATACAATTTCTGTTTTCTTCTATCTGGAGTTCTATAGCGTTTAATTGCTCCTCCTCTGCGGTACTCACTCTGGCATAAAATACAGCCCTCATACCAATAGTATCTCTAATATCCTTTACATTCCTGTAAGCCATCCTGTATTTCTCCTTTACATTCCTTTTATTTGCCCTCTGTGGTTTCCTGTGTGCCTCACAGAGCCTCTTAAATCTCTTTTGTGTGTATTTCTTAGAGTATAAAATAAAAAGAGGCTTAAAAGGGCTAATTTCAGTTTGTATTTATTATACACCCACTATATAAAATTAGCAACTAAAAAAAAAGAGGGTACTAACCACATTACAGTTAGTACCCTCAAAGGATATAGTAAAATTATAAGAAGTGCTTTAAGGAAGTTTGATAATCTGCCCTACATAGATAAGATTTTTATTTTTAATTCCATTAAGGGCTACCAGCGTATCTACAGTAGTATTATACTTTTTAGCAATTTTACTAAGCGTTTCTCCAGCTACTACTTTGTGAGTTTTGCCAGAGGTATTACTTGTAATATCTGCCTCATTAGTCCAACCATGTACAGTAGATCCTTTTCCAGCTACCGCTTTCAAATGATAAGGATGAGGCTGTCCGATATTTTTAGCTGTAACCTTTGCTAAACCAGCCTTACACGCCTTAGCTACACCACTTTTATAAGAGCTTGTATAATGGAGGCATCCTGTAAAGTTTACAATATCTCCAATATTATACTCCGTCTTTGTAGGAGTGATAACAGGTGTGCTTTCTTCCTTTTCTGTAGCCTTTGTTTCATACTTAGGAACACCATAGCCTCTAATATATTTCCCATCTATTTTGTTAATCTCCTCTAACAAGAGGCTATAAGCCTCCTCTGGTATCTGATCCTTTAGTCTTAGCTCTAACCTCAAACGGAGGAGCATAAAACGGATTTTACCCTTAGATAGATTTTCTATCTTAGCTTTATTGAGATAAAAAATTATGGATGCACCAAAAATGCCTCCAGTAGTTACTATAATTTGCGTGGCGTAACTACTCACATCAATACCCTCTCTAACAGCTCCTCTTATATCTAAGAGGCACACTATAAAGAGTAAAGCTGTAAGTATTACGATTTTCTTAGCAAACTCCATCCCACGCTTAGAGCTTGCTGTAGATACTCTGGATCTCCTCCTTTGGTTTTTAACCTTGCACATACCAACACGCTCCTTATTTAAGCCCTAAACCTATAGCCAGATAACCTAAAATGAGAGTTACTAAGCCAGCCACGATAAGCCACTTAAATTTTTCCCACTTATCTCCATCTTTGTTCTCCAGCTTGTTAAGTCTTTCAATGGTAGTATTTAGATCCTCTCTCATATACTTTGTTTCCACCGCAAGCTCCTTTATTGCTCCGATAAGGTTAGCATTTTCTTTAATAGCCTCATCATGCTCATCCAATCTGTGAGTATTAGATTTCGATCTTTGATCCAGCTCTGTAAGCCTATGCTCTACATCTTTCCATTCTTCTACTGTCACACACCAGCTCCTCCTTTCTGCCATTATAAAAGGGAGAGCGTTAAGCCCTCCCTCTCATTACTCCGTTACAAGCTCTGGCAATTCCAGCTCAATAAGGATAGCCTTTACTTCCTCTTTAAGCACCGCTGGTACGCTTGCATAAGTTCTTTTACCCTTAACAATGAGGGTAAAGCCTTTTGGTACTTCCTCTATATGTACTGGCACACCAGCATAATTAGAGGATAGCACCTTACAAACGCTGTTAAGCAATCTCATAAGCTACCTCCCTCTACCTCTCTGGCTATTTGCACCATAAAACTCTCTACCAGCCTCTCTAATCGTGGCTTAGCACTATTCATACCCTTTTCCATAAAAAAAGCACCCTGTACATATTTTTCCGATAACATAATGCCTTTTTGATCGGCTTTCTTTAGGTATTTAGTTTTACCGCCTATCCATGTTTTACCTACATTAGTACGCCCTGTTATTACTACAAGCTCCTCTCCCCAAAGCCATCCATTAGTAATCTCATCCAGCTTATCAATTCCTGTAGGAATACCGATTAAACCCTTTACCTCACAACGCTCTTTGTATGCCTGTAATCTATCTTTTGCATTACTTACAATGTCATACCCATCCTTATTTCTGCTAACAGGTACAGCCTTTTGTAAGTTCTCCAGGGCGTGATCATTTGTTTTACGCTATCCCAGCTCCCCTCATTATCCTCAATGAGTTCCGTTACAGGCTGTGGATCAATGATAACAGTTACATTACAGCAATTACTTTTAAACTGTGGTAATCCACTACCATAACCAGCTCTACTACCTACTCTTGTACCAAGGGCGGTAGAAATAATGTGATCTAACTCATTACCATTTACCTCCAGCCCATAACCATTATCTGTTACTACAGCGTTTTTAAATTCAAGTTTTACCATCTGGCTTACCTCCTTTTCTTTGATAACTAACATAATCACAGAAAATCTTTATTTTTAGATACTCCTCAAAAATTAGGCAAAAAAAAGAGGAGAGCTTTTACACTCTCCTCATTATGTAGGTTTATTTCTTTCTACGCTCTTTAGCTGGTAAACTAGCATAGGCTTTAATAGCCTCTAAATCATCCTCTAGCCAGTATCTATAGTCATTCTCATCTCGTTTAGAGGCTGGAATTGCACCAGCATCCTCCCAGTTTCTAATAGTTTGAGTATCTTTTCCCACTAATACCGCTACTTCTTTTCTGCTATATACTCTTTTTCCTGTATCTGCATCTATTGTAATTACTCTCATAATAACCTCCTACTTTTTATATACCCACTATATCATAATTTAAGCAATTTGTTAAGAATGGTTTTTATATCTTTTGTACTTCCCTTACCATCTACTACCCTATCAAAAAGCTCCTTATTTTCTAGTAAGTATTCCTCAACGCCCTCATCTACAGAGCCTTTAGCCACCATAGATATAATATTTACAGTACCAGTAGTACCTATTCTGTGTGCTCTATCCTCTGCCTGTGCATTTTCTCCACTATTCCAGAGCTTATCTATAAAGAATACATAAGAGGCTCTATTAAGCGTAAGCCCTGTACCCATAGCACCGATAGTACCGATAGCAAGTTTACACTCTGGATCATTTTGAAAACGCTCTACCTCTTTCTGCCTATCCTCTGGAGATACTTTACCAGTAATGTAGATAGGATTATAGTCTTTTAACGCCTCATAATATACGGAGGTTATTTGTTCCCATTGAGAAAAAATAATAGCCTTATTCCCATTAGGGATGATTTCTTCCTCCAGCATATCTCTTACACGATCTAACTTAGGATTATCATCCGTAAATAATCCCCCTGTAAGTTGTCTAAGCCTCAAAGTACAGGAGAGCGGATTAAGGCTCTGTAAAATATCCTCTAATTGCTCTATAATACCCTGTTTAATACTCTTATACATAATTTGCTGTTTTCTTGTAAGCTCTACAAATTCTGTATGATATACTTTAGGAGGGAGATCTAATACTTCCTCTTTCTTTCTACGGAGCATAACCTTGTTAAGCTCTGCATTAAGGCTCTCTAAATTCTTATGCCCTACAACTTTATAACCACCATAACCACCCATAATACAGTAACAATTACGATAACTGTAAAAGCTCCTATTTTCTACTCCTAACCATGTGAGGATGTTCCATAAATCCTCTGCTTTATTCATAGGAGTACCACTAAGCCCTATCCTCATAGGAGATTTTAAAAACCTAAGAGCTTTCCCTTGCTGGCTATTACCATTTTTAGCTTTATGAATTTCATCCACGATAATACAGCCGATATAACCATCCTTAATGCCTAAGTATATAGCATCCTGTATAGCCTCATTACGGAGGCTCTCAATATTGATAATCCCATAATATTCCGCTCCTCTAAGCCAATCATTAAGGGCTTTTACTCTTAGAGGCATCGTTTTCTGGTCTATCATAATACTCTTTTCTTTAGAGTGTGTTTTTATCTCTCTCTCCCAATTATACTTTACAGAATTTACACCGCATACAATAAGACACTTACAAAACTCTTTTTTTCTAGCTACTGTAATATCAATACTTTCCTTTGTCTTGCCTAAACCTTGCTCATCTCCTATGAGTAAAGCATTTCTTTCAACACCATAATTAAAAGCCTCTATCTGGTGTGGGAGAGGGGCTGTAGTAAACTCAAAAGGGATAACAGGCTTTATATCTTTAAGCCTCTCCTGTACTGCCTCTCTATTATCTTCTATCTCGTTTGTTTTAAGGGCATTTACAACACCCTCCTCACTTTTGATATTGTGAATACCTATTTTTTCTACTAAGTTAGGTAACTCAAAAACTGGGATTTCCCACGCCCTTTCATCTGGTAAATATCTTCTTTGTGCCAGCTCTTTTACCTTAGCTACAATAGAGGGATCATACTTAAAAGAGAGCTTAAAAGCATCCTCAAAATAAGTACCCTTTTCCAGTTTTTCTACTGTTATCATAAAAATATACCTCCTGTGATTGATAAATAACTTAATCACAGGAGGCTTAATAATTTAGATAACCCTTATATAATTTTATGCTACAAGCTGTACATACAAATCTATGTTACGCCATGTATAATTATTTCCATAATTGTAGGAGGCTAAATAGTGTATAACCTTTTCAGTATGTATCTTGCTCCATTCATGCCTACAACTGCAAGTCGTTCGCCTATTTTGAATTTGAAATTAACATGGTGGAGTGCCCAAGAATCGGTGTTGGGGTATTTGAACGAGACATCGCGAAACTCTACCTCATATTCACGGTCATCGCGTTTCTCCACGGGTAACGTACCTTGAACCATATGGGAAGGTCTTTCAATAAAATCAAAATAGATCTTTGTAATTTCATTATTCACGCGAAGCATTTCAACCGAGTTCACAAGTGCACTAACCGCACTCGTAAATTTAAAAATTGAACTGATATATTGTGAAATAGAACCAATCGAAAAACGACCGACAAGCGCAGAAATGCCTGCAAAAGTATAGAGTATGATTTGCGTTGCGGTTTCCACAATGCTGCAAGGGATTATCTCATTTTTTACACAGTAATCTGCACATCCGCCAAGAACTGTATAACTTCCATCTATGGCATCATTCAAACTATTCTTAATGATGTTTTCTTGATCGTAAACACGAATGTTCATCGCACCACCACCATCGAATGGCAAGCCAAGAAGCGAGCTTGCAAGTTGGTTGATAAATGTAAATTTCAGTGTTTCATTGGATTCAAAGCGTGTATTTTTCGTGTGACAATGTGATGTGAACCATACCGAAAACGCATTGATTGCAAGAATAAAGATTGCAAAATACGGCGTTACTATATATTTCGCCATCCCGACAAGATCTTCCGGATAATGCGAAATAAAAAGTTCCAAAGTCATCGTTACGGAGAAAATAATCGTAAAAATATGTCCGATCATGGTCGGCAGATTGTTTTCAAATCGCTGCAAGCCACCACTGTTTATTTTTTCATACTGGTATATTTTGTTGAGCGTTTGCTGAATTTCTACCGTATCTACATAGTCATAGTCCATTTCCGATATTTTATGATTTTTAGAATATGTGTAATTATAATTGAAAACGGTGTGACGAACAGAAATGAAATATTTCAAAATCGCACTCATTATAGCAACAAAGAAATTCAGCCCTGCGGTAATTCCTGCCATCAAAAGCGTTTCTTTCCACGGCTCGCCCGCAAAAATCATATCCACAATATGTGCAGCCATGTAAATATTGATGAAGGGAGAAATGGAATTAAAAATTGCATTGGCGATATGCAAAAAGACAAGCCCTTTGCAAAGATATTCAATATGCTTTGCGCATTTGACAAACATTTTAATGTCCCCGATGAACTTTTTCATTCGCTTACCTCCTTGTAATAGTGGCTCTGTACCTCGAAAAGTTCGGCATATTTGCCGTCCATAGCCATCAACTCATCGTGCGTACCGCATTCTGCAATCGTACCGTTTTCAAGAAAGAAGATACGGTCACAGAATCGAGTGGAGGCAAGTCTGTGAGAAATAAAAACAGCGGTCGAATTTTTCGTCAGATCATTATATTTTTGATAAATTTCATTTTCCGCAATCGGGTCAAGGGCACTTGTCGGCTCGTCGAGAATGATAATAGGTGCTTTTTTATAAAGTGCGCGGGCAAGCGCCAGCTTTTGCTTTTCACCGCCCGAAAAATCCACAGCGTCCTCATAAAGTGTTCGGTCGAATTTTGTTTTCAAACCTTTTGGTAGGCTTGCAATTTTCTCCGAAAGCCCCGAAAGCTCTATGACTTCTTTCAGCTTTTTTTCGTCCGCTTTTCCAAATGTGATATTTTCCTCGATAGAAAGCGGTAACATATCAATTTTTTGAAATACAGCAGCGATGTTTTTGTAATAATTCTCAATGTTATATGCAGAGATGGGCTTCCCATCCACCACAATTGTGCCATCTTTCGGGAGATATAACCCGCACATAAGCTTGATCAGGGTCGTTTTACCCGCACCATTCAAGCCTACGATAGCGATTTTTTCACCGCCGTGAATCCGGAAGGAAATGTCTTTAATTGTATTTGTATTCGCACCGGGGTAGGCATAGCTTACATTGCGAAATTCAATTTCGGGTGCGTGCTTGGGAAAAGGCACACCTTCTTCATGATTGAATACATTTTTATCGTCTAAGAAATCTCGGTAATCTGTAACACCCAGTGATTGCTGATACATTACATTATAGGTGTTGATAATCCCCCAAAGATAGTTGGCATACTGCCCGATCAGAGCAAAATAAAAGACAAATTCCGAAGCCGAAAGACCGCCCTTTGCAATTTGATAAATCAAAATGCCGTACGCCAAACCATCGCGCAAAAGCGTCAGGGTTGCGGTAAGAAGTTTTGCTAGGAAGGAACGATTTTCACTTTTTTTGCTCCACTCCACGCGTTCACCAAGAAGAGAACGATACAAGCGATCAAACCAACCTGCAATTCCATACAAACGAACATCCTTTGCAGAATTCAAATCACCCAGCACGCGAAGAACGTAATTGATGCGGCGATCTTTATCAATCCATTTTTCTTTGTTTTTCTGCGCCCAATCTGCATTAATCTTACCGGCATAATATAGCACAACTGTCGTAATAAATAGGACAATAACAATGACGGGTGAAATCATCCAAATCAAAGCAGAATAGGTAACAAGCCCTAATATGTTTGCAAAAATATCCTTTATATATAAAAAGATCTTTTCTGTGATCGTATCATTACTCATAGTGATATAAGTGCCCTTTTGCATTTTCGTTTGAAAAGTAGGGTCTTCTATTTTGTAATAATCGCAAGTCATAGCCCCTTCGTAAAGCTTTGACGTAAAACTCATACGATTTCGCAAGGCATACTTTTGTTGATTTGCCTGCAAAAGCTTATACATTATGTTGACCGCGAACAGGGCAAAAGAAAGTACCACAATTACTGTAAGTATCTTTTCTGTCGTATAACCACTTGAAACATACTCCACAATCGTGGATGGTAGTAGCGCCGAAAGCAGACCTACCGCCACGGTCAGCGGTACACAGATTGCAGAGATCACCATCATCATCGGACTGAATTTCCACGAAAGATGGCAAACATACCATATGTTTGAAAGAAAACTGTATTTTGGTTTTTCTTTCTTTTGTTTTTGAATTTTCTCTTTTTTCACAAATAGCAACTCCTTTCTTCTCACGACTTAATCTTATCACAAGAAATAAAAGAATTTTAGATGTTTGCACGAGTGGTATTGTATTTAACACGAGTGGTATTGTATTTAACACGAGTGGTACACTTTTTCAAATCAAACATAAAATGGCGAGCGCAATCACTCGCACTCGCCAAAACATCTGATTAAAGCGGAAGCATAACTTCCGTTACAAAAACGCCTTCCTCATGCTGACGGTTCACGTATCCGCCGTATTTTTTTGCAATACTATCGATGCGAAGAAGTCCGAAGCCGTGAGCTCCTGAATCGTTTTTTGTTGTGTAATATTTCCCGTTTTCTCTTATTCGCTTACCAAGATACGAATTGGTTACAGAAATGTAAAGCTGGTTCTTCAACATACCGATATAAACACGAATAAAGCGGTCTTCTTCCCTGTCCAAGGTCAGACAACCCTCAATGGCATTATTCAAAAGATTACCAATCATTGCACAAAGCTCTACCTCGGAAACCGAAAGCTTTTCAGGAACCGTAGCTTTGGCATTTACGGAGATATGTTTACTCACGGCAAGCGTAATCTTACTGTTTAGTGCCGCATCGACCATCACGTTGCCTGTTTTGAGAACGGTGTCCACTGTGCGAAACTCTACACCCATCTTATCAAGATAGCCTTTCAGCTCCTCATAATTTCCTTTCTCTAACAGGGTATTCATATTTTGCACATGATTTGCAAAGTCATGTCGCCAACCACGTACTTGACGGTACATGTTTTGCACTTCATCTAGATGATGCTCAACAATGTCGTTTTGATAAGCGGAAATACGCCGATCGATCATTTTTCCGAATATAAAATCAAATAAACGAGCCATCACGCTTCTCCTTTATAATAACCAATATAGGAATTTGTTAAATGCCGAAAACCCTTGATTTTACGGGGTTTTCTCGTTGTTTATATATAAATTTTCTCTCCGCTTATGGTAAAATATAAGTACCACCAAACATCCCACACACAAACGGAGGAG